TTACACCCGCCTTGGCCAGATTGGCCTGTTCCGCTTTCAAGGCGTCACCCAACGCTCCATCGTGATCGAACAGCGCGAGGGCGTTCTCAGCCTTCTGCCCTCCGTGCCGCTGGGTGCGCCCGCCACTGTTGGGAACCGCGAACAGCGCTCGATGCGGTCCTTTGCGCTACCCTGGATCCCCCATGACGACGTGATCTTGCCCGCTGACATTCAGGGGATGCCCGCGCTGGGCCTGTCGGACGCCGCCGATCCCCTCGTTGAAGTGATGAACCGCAAGCTGACACTGATGCGCCGCAAACATGCCCAGACCCGCGAATACATGGAGATGAATGCGCTGCGTGGCATCGTGAAGGACGGTGCCGGCACCACGCTTTACGACTATTTCAGCGAGTTCGGTCTGGAGAAGATCTCGGTCGACTTTGCCTTTGGCACAGCAGGCACCAATGTGCAGGGCAAAGTCCGCAGCGTTCTGCGCGCCATGGAAGACAATCTGCTTGGCGAGACAATGACCACCGCGCATGCACTGGTCAGCTCGGAATTCTTCGACAAGCTGATCAGCCATCCAAAGACAGAAGAGGCCTATAAGTTCTTTTCGGCCACTGGCGGCCAGCCGCTGCGCGAAGACATGCGCCGCGCCTTCCCCTTCGCGGGCATGCTGTTCGAGGAATATAACGGCTCTGTCACCCTCTCGAACGGAACGTCAGAACGTCTGATCCCCGCAGGCGAAGGGATCGCCTTCCCCATCGGCACCTTCGACACCTTCACCACCTATGGCGGCCCTGCCAACCTGCTGGAGACTGCCAACACCATCGGTCTGCCGCTCTATGCGCGCCAGATGATCGACGCCAAAGGCCGCTGGATTGATCTGATGACCGAAAGTTCGATACTGCCCGTCAACAAGCGGCCGCGCATGGCGATCCGTTTGCACTCTGGCAACTGAGGTTGACCGAGCATGACAGCGTTCACTGCAGCGCTGGACGTACTGTTCAGCGATCCGAACCTCTCCACCCCGGCGCTTTATCAACAGATGGGCGTCGGGCCGGAGGTGGCGCTCCGCGTGATGCGCCGCAGCCCGGACCGCATGCTCGAGTTTGGCGCGGCGCGGCTGGTCAGTGACAGCGTGGTTCTGGATGTCCGCATCAGCGATTGTCCGGAGCTGGCAGCAGCGGATCGCTTTGAGATCGGGGCAGAGATCTTTGTGGTGCAAGGCACGCCGCAGCGCGATCGTGAGCGGCTTGTTTGGACGGCAGAGCTGCTGCCCTACTGGCCGGACCCGCATGCAGATCACACCGGCTGATTGAGAGGGCACGCGATGATACGTCTGGAAGTCCTCGGTGATATCGGGGCCATGATGGCTGCTGAGATCGCCGCTGGTGAAAAGGCTGTGACCAAGGCTGTGACCAAGGCTGTCGGTGATGCTGGTAATGGTCTCAAGACAGCCTGGCGCGGGCAGATCACCAGTGCGGGGTTGGGACAACGGCTGGCGCGGACCATCCGCTCGGCGCAATACCCCAAAGGAAAGCCCAGTCTGAATGCAGCGGCGCTTGTCTGGTCGCAAGCGCCGGTGGTTGTCGGCGCCCATGATACGGGGCCGCTCATTTGCTCTCAGAACGGCTTTTGGTTGGCAATCCCCACACCTGCCGCGGGCAAATCTGCTCGCGGTGGGCGCATCACGCCGGGAGAATGGGAACGTCGGCGCGGGTTGCGGCTGCGGTTTATCTATCGCCGCAGCGGACCGAGCTTACTGGTGGCCGAAGGCCGCTTGAACACACGCGGGGTCGGCGTGGCCTCGCGGTCCAAGACCGGGCGCCGGCTGACGACCGTGCCGATCTTCCTGCTGGTCCCGCAAGTGAAGCTGCGCAAGCGGCTGGATCTGGAGCGTGATGCCAAGGCCGCGCAAGAGAAGATACCCAAGGCGATCGTGACAAATTGGGTCAAAGGGAAGACCGGATGACGCCGCGCGAAACGATCCTCACCGCTCTGGCGGACCTGCTGCGCACGGTGCCGCATGTGCCAGTACTGCGCGGCGAGGTACTGCCGGAGCGGATCCCGCCTAGCGGTTTGATGATCCTGCGCGATGGCAACCCGGGCGAGCCCGGCGTAACGCTTTCGCCGTTGATGTATCATTACCAGCACCGCGCCGAGCTCGAGGTGATCGTGCAAACCGGCGAAGAGCGTGATGCGCGGTTTGACCGGCTGATCGGGCGCATTGGTGCGGCTGTTGCGGCAGACCGAAGTTTGCGCGGCCTGTGCGACTGGGTCGAGGCGGAAGCGCCCGAGCCGGTCGATCTGCCCGTTGAGGGAAGTGCCGCGATCAAGGCCGCGATCATTCCGATCATCTTGCATTACGCGACCAGCGACGCGCTGGCCTGATCATACCCAATAGCTGACATTCAAGGAGAGACACGATGGCACGAGCCCAAGGGGCGCGCGCGCAGATGGCGCTGGCGTTCGAGACAACCTATGGCACGCCGCCTGCGAGCGGCTTCACCCGCATTCCGTTTGCCAGCACGTCGCTGGGGGCCGAGCAGCCTTTGCTGGGCTCAGAGCTGTTGGGCTATGGCCGCGATCCGCTGGCGCCGATCAAGGACGCTGTGACAGCGGACGGCGATGTAGTGATCCCCATCGATGCCGCCTCGATCGGGTTCTGGCTGAAGGCCGCTTTTGGTGCACCCACGACAGCCGGCACCACAACCAAGACCCATACGTTCCAGTCGGGCAATTGGAACCTGCCGTCTTTCGCCATCGAGACCGGTATGCCCGAGCTGCCGCGCTATGCGATGTATGCCGGCTGCAAGCTCGACAGTCTGAGCTGGCAGATGGGCCGCGCCGGACTTTTGACCGCAACCGCCAGCGTCGTTGCCCAGGGCGAAACAATAGCGACCACATCTGCCGCGGGCGCTCTGGCCGATCTAACGCTGACGCGCTTTGGTCATTTCAACGGCTCGATCAAACGCAACAGCCAGCCCATTGGCAATGTGGTGACGGCGGATATCAACTATGCCACCAACCTCGACCGCATTGAGACCATCCGCTCGGACGGCAAGATCGACGGGGCGGATCCGTCTGTGGCAGCCCTCACGGGCAACATCGTCGTGCGTTTTGCGGATCAGACCCTGGTGACCCAAGCGATCAACGGTGAGGCTTGCACGCTGGAGTTTGACTATACGCTCATTGGTGGCGTCGGGCTGAAGCTGACGGCCCATGCCGTCTATCTGCCGCGGCCACGGGTCGAGATCAGCGGACCACAGGGCATTCAGGCCACTTTTGATTGGCAGGCGGCACTGGCGGCAGATCCAGGCCGGATGTGTACGGTCGTGCTGACTAACAGCCTGGCGGAGTATTGAACATGCTCAGACTGAACCTGTCGAACACACCCGACTGGCTTGATCTGGGCCACGGGGTCCGCGTGCTGGTGGAGCCCATGGGTACGGCCATGATGATTGCCGCGCGGCGCGATCCGCAGATCGCAGCACTCGGCGACAGCATGGAGACGCTCACCAACGATGATCTGGCGCTGGTGATGGCCAAGGCGGTGGCACGGATTGCGATCAAGGATTGGGAGGGCGTTGGTGACACCAAGGGCAAGCCTGTCGCGGTGACGCCTGCGGGCATTGACGCCCTGTTGGAGGTCTGGCCGATCTTTGAAGCGTTCCAGACCAAATACGTCAATTCCGGCTTTCTGCTGGAGCAGGAAAAAAACGTCTCTGCGCCCTTGCTGACTGGGAGTTCGGCGGGGGCGCTACCTACTGCCAAGCCTGCACGGGGCCGTGCCCGGACTGCCCGCAAACCCTGAATGCTCCAGTCACGTTTGAAGGCGTGCAGGTCTGGGATGTTGTGGACCGGTTGGGTGGGCAAATGCGCATCAACGGCAGGTCGGTGACCGGCTGGGACATGAGTGCAGCACTTCACCTTGGTGCGGCCTTGGGCGTCTCCGCCAATGCGCTGGCCGAGCTATTGCCGCCGATTGAGGCGGTGATGGTGCGCAAGATCAATGAAGACACCCGGACCGCATAATGTTCGCCACCCAACATAAGATTTACAGTCGGAATACGGCGTCTGACAACAACCCAGCAGGCGTGGACGAAACGATAAGATCAGGCGATGCGCACCAAAACGGACACTCATTTGTTCTGTGAAGCCACTAAGCCGATTTGCCAGCTCGGGCAGCCGCTGCACCCGCGACTTTAGCGCTTTGGCAATGTGTTAACCGCGCAGTTCAAGGACACATCATCGGTGGCCGGGACACAAATACCCTGATCAACTCGTCTTTTTTACTGGCAGTACCTCAGAACCATCTTTTGTTGCATCTTCTGCTTCGTTTTGATGTCGAGCTTTACGTAGGCGCGCCATCTTTTCTTGCCGTTTATTTGCTTCCTGCTCAGTGATGTCCTTCGCCATGCGGGTGGTTTTTTCTAATGTTGTTTCGGCCCGCGGTTGCGCTGTTGTGAAATGCGATAGTTTTGTAAGCTTGGCGATAACATACGCTCCTTCGTGTATTTTTGGTCATGAAAGTTTGGGGATTATGTCGGCGCTTGCACGTTGGGCCACTGCAGTGAGCCAGCCTCCAAAGCGAATGCTGGATTTCATGGCCGAACCGAGCATTGGCTGACGACGCATACTTGTTACGGGAATTTCTCAGACTTTGCAAACTTCGGTCACTGCGCAGTGCCGACAGACGGATCATTCTCCGTTGCACCTGTAACGAATTACCACTCCGTCATGCACAGCCACCTTTGTGGCATTCTCAAGAGTGACCGAAGGCTACCAACAGCAGATGGTAATATTCTGTTGGATGGCGAACACGAGCGGCCTTTTCTGACGACGTTTTCACCACGAACCCATCAACCAACTACTTGCTGCCCACAATAGGACCCCACCCCATGACCAGCAAACAAGTCTCTGTCCGGCTATCCGCAACGGGCGGCAAGCAGGTCAAAGCCGAGCTGACAGGCGTGGGCGACGCTGGTGCCAAGGGCATGGGGCGGCTTGCGCGCGAGACAGAGATTGCTAATGCCAAGCTGGCCGCCTTCGCACGCCGCGCACGGGTCTTCGCCGCGGCAACCGCGGCAGCCGCGGTCGCAGCCGCTGGGGCAATGGTGCGGTCCGGTTTGCAGACGATCGACGCGCAGGCCAAGCTGGCGCAGTCGCTCGATACCACGGTGGGCAGCATTCAGGTGCTCGAACGTGCTGGTGAGCTCGCGGGCGTATCCATGTCAGGTATTGAGCAAGCAACAAAAGACCTGACACGGCGGCTGAGCCAGGCGGCAGCCGGCACCGGTCCCGCCGCGGCAGCGCTCGACCGTTTAGGTCTATCGGCAGAAGAGTTGATGCGCATGCCGCTCGATGAACGCGTCGATGCGATCAACAGCGCGATCATGCAATTCGTGCCAGCGGCTGAACGCGCCGCTGTGGCAGGTCAGCTCTTTGGAGAAGAAGGCTCCATCGCAATGGCGCGCATCGACAGCGCCATATTGCGGCAAGCGACGCAGGACATGCGCGATTTTGGGGTGATCGTTTCTGAGCAGGACGCAGAGCAGATAGAAATCACCAACGACGCCATCTCGCGGCTGGGGCTGCTGTGGCGCGGTGTGACCAATCAACTGACCGTGGCCGTGGCCCCCGCACTTGAGGCCGTGGCCAACGGGCTGGTGGCGTTCGCAAAGGTAACAGGCCCGCTTGGGGTGGCGATCCGCTTCACCTTTGACAACCTGACCCGTTTCGCCACCTATGCTGCCACCTTTGTGGGCCTGATGGCCG